AAAAATAAACTCAAATAAACTATCAAATTTTTATAATTTTATAATTTTTAGTTAAAAAACATAATTTTGATGTCCGGGTGTTTATATATCGAACATCGCCACAGCTACATTTTACATGGCGGGCAATGCTTACCACATACATAAACCTGAACATTCAACAACATATTTCACACAAGAGCTACACGAAACTCTATAGATTTGTCAATATTAAACAAACCCGTGTGCTGTCTATTGTTCCCACCCTATTAGAATATTATAAAATATATCTATCAAATTTTTATGACATTCTAATAAATTTTAATAAGTTATTACATGAATAATGATTGTTCTAATTTCGAATGATAACTATCCAATTTTGCTCCTCCCACTCAAGTGTATATGAAATGTTCAATTGTTGTAATGTTGCTTCAAGGGTCTCTTTATTATAAATATAGTAATATCTATTCTCTAAAATGGTTCTACTTTTACGTGATTTCCAAGGAACAATATTATCACCCAACTGAAACTCTTTTTTAAATATAGAACCCTCATTTTCAAAACTCCAAACTGTAAAAAACAATATGCCTCCTGGAAGCAATCCATTGATTAAATTTCGAATAGCGGTTAGACGTTTTGTTTCCGTATCTAAATGATGAATAACCGCAACGGATAGTATGACATCATATTTTTTATTCATTGGTTCTAATATATCTCCTAAATAAACATTTATGTTTTTTTGACAACATATATCTACAAATTCTGGACAGATATCAGTTCCTTCAACTATGACATATCCCAAATTTTTAGCATATATGAGATTACGACCATTTCCACACCCTGCTTCAAATACGGTCGTATTTATATTCAGGTGGCATAATTCTAAAAAACGTTTGACACACGGCCAAACATACGCACGGGTTATATCAAAACGCTTCGCAATTTGTGTATAAATCATCTGTTGATTCATTTCGTGCTCATATTTTTAAATTCTTATTTATTACTAAATATAAAAATATCTAAATATGTGTTATGATAATGCCTATTATAACACATATTGTACGACAAATCTTCATGTATCCTTTTATGATAAAAGTATGGGAAAAAGTAACAAAGAAAGAAGCAATCGCGTTTTGGTTCATTCGGCGCGAAATAAAATAGATAAAAGCATAAACATTATGTAATTCCTTAGTGTTTATAAACTATATAACAATACGATATACAATTGTAGTATAAATACGATGCTATTACATTTAACAAAGAAATTTTTCTTTTTCTTTCATTTTCATAAACTAAACTTGAATTTGTTAGTTCGTCTATTTCGTATATTTCGAAATAAACCAATTCTTATTCTCCTAAGTGGGTATATTTCAATTACATTATTTCGATATTATTGTCGAAAACCATATAAAATACTTCCATTCCTAAATAAACGCCTTGCTAAAGCGACATTAGAAATTAAAGATAAATGTAGTAATGAAATAATGATTCTCGATAATAAAATAAAAGAAAATATAAATATTGATACGCATATACTTCCTATTGATGGTTTAAACGATGATACGATTCAGCAATACATAAATACAATTAAGGAAAGCGATACAAAATATAAACTAATAAGTGGATGTGTTTATGACGATATGAATAATCAACACGCCGATATAATGATGCGATCCTATGAACAATTTGCGTATTCAAATCCAATGCACGGTGATGTTTATAATTCGGTCGTTTTTATGGAACGCAATATGATTTCAATGATAGGGCATTTATTACAACACCCGAATCCGTGTGGAACCATAACAAACGGGGGGACCGAAAGTTTATTTTTGGCGATTAAAACCTATCGTGATTTAAAAACATTTGATACATCCTATCCCAATTTGGTTGTTCCTGATACAATTCATTGTAGTATCGATAAACTATGTCATTATCTTAAAGTTAGCGTTGTCAAAGTTCCAACAGATATCGAACATCGGGTTAGACCTAATACATTGTTATCCTATGTAAATCGTCATACCATTGCCGTTATTTTATCAGCACCATCCTACGGGTTTGGGATAATGGATGATGTAGCTACCATTGGACCTTTACTTATGTCTATAAATGTGCCTCTTCACGTTGATGCGTGTTTGGGTGGATTTGTATGGATGTTTTTAGAAAATGGAATTCGCGAAAAATACGGGTTTCATATTCAAGGTGTTACTAGTATTTCCGTATGTCTTCATAAATATGGTTATTCACAAAAGGGTGTGTCGTCGATTATTTACCGCGATGAGCGTTTATTAAAAGCGCAATATTTCGCAACAAATGATTGGGATGGTGGGTTTTATGTATCTCCGTCGTTTTTAGGGTCACGAAGTGGTGGATTGGTTGCGCAAGCGTGGGCGGGAATGTTATCACGTGGTTACAATACATATAAAACAAATGCACATAAAATTATAGATTTAGCGGTATATACATATTGTAGTTTAAGCAATATAGAAAAACTTACAATGTTCCCGCGCGATTTACATATTGTTGCCTTTTCATTTGGAAGTAAAACGTATCAACTCTATGATTATTTGACCGAGTGCGGATTTTTATTGAATGCTTTACAGAATCCACCCGCAATCCATATTTGTTTGACATTAATGCACTCAAAAGAACGTATTGATGAATTATGCAGTGAAATAATATCATTTGTATCGAGTGATACTACCGCAGTATTGGTAGAGGGCCTAGCACCTATTTATGGGATGCGGGCAGGTATTCCAATTTACGCAAATGAAATATTAAACGTGTGTTTGAAACTATATCTTTCATCAAAATATTCAAATACTAAAAAGTAATAAAAATAATAAAAAATAATAAAAATAATAAAAAATAAATTATTTAACATATCACAACACAACAACACAACAACACAACAACTATCTACACCCCGGTATGCGGGGGGCCGTTAGGCAATATTCCCATCAAGATAAGTTGCGGTTTTGATTTTTTCACATACATAACTCACACCACGTTTTTCTTCATTTGTTCATCTATACAAACATTTTGACGAAGCCCCTCACTCGCTTACATCTGTCCCAATACAACGCTATGTCCATTTACCAGCGTTTATCGGGTCCATACCCACTCTCTTTAACGTCGTTGAGCCGGACGTTCTACATATCTCTTTCATTTTTAAAGTATATAGACTATTTTGACGAAGCCCCTCACTCGCTTACATCCTGTCCCAACCACACGTCTCAGCAATTGCGTCTATCGGGTCCAATCCCCACTCTCTTTAACGTCGTTGAGCCGGACGTCTGTCTTCCTCTCGTCGTCGTCATCTTCATCCATCGATTGCTGCGCCACCGGCGTTTGGGATTTGACAGTTGGAACATTGTAAGACGTTCATCCGTCCCATTCGCCAGAGGCTCAGTATAACTTCCCGGCTGCTAACTCTACTTCGGCACTGTTCGCACATCTTGTTCTTGGTGTCAATATTGATGGGGTTCATTCTTTCGTGGTGGTTGCTATTTCTATAAATAAATAAAATATATACTATCAAATTTTTATAGGATTGTATAGGATTTTCCTAATTATAAAAAGCGAGTAATTCGAGCATATATTATAATATAAAGTAAGTATTACGAATAATTCGACAATATATAAAATAATATCACAAATATAAATTATATTCTATACAATGACGGAAAATGAACCAGTTATATTAGAATTTATTTGGATAGACGGTCACAGTCATTTGCGTTCTAAATATAAAACCGTATATCATACGATAACGGCAAAAGAAGATATTTTGGACATTGAACAATGGAATTATGATGGTTCATCTACATTCCAAGCCGAAACATCTGATAGCGAAATTGTATTAAATCCAGTCAAGTATTGCCCCAACCCATTTATACCGGAATACAAATCATATATTGTATTATGTGATACCTATACATATTCTCAAAAGGAAAATAAATACACACCCACTACTTCAAACCATCGATTTGAAGCAAATCTAAATTTTTCTAAAAAGAAAGAGTTTGAACCATGGTATGGAATTGAACAAGAGTATTTTATTGTATCAAACAAAAGTGTTGAACCTATACCCATTGCTTTTTTAAATGATACATTTAAACCTTCCAGTCAAGGTGAATACTATTGTGGTGTAGGCGCACGTGAAACACCTTTCCGTAAATTAGCTGAAAAACATTATATGTATTGTCTTACTGCTGGATTACATATAAGCGGTGTGAATGCTGAAGTTGCACCAAGTCAATGGGAATTTCAAATTGGTCCGTGTATTGGAATCAATGCTGCCGATGAATTATGGATTGCCCGTTATATTCTACAGAAATTGGGGGAAGAGTTTGGTGTGAATATTAGTTTCGAACCAAAACCATTAGATAATCCGTGGAATGGATCGGGATTACATACCAATTTTAGCACAAAACTAACACGTTGTGCATCGGGGATAACTGTTATTCACGAATATATTTCCAAATTGAAATTGAAACATACCGACCATTTAGATGTATATGGAGACAATTCTAAACGCTTAAATGGAACGTGTGAAACAAGCACGGCGGATACATTTACGTGTGGTGAAGGACATAGGGGATGTAGTATTCGTATTCCTAAAAGTGTTATGAAAGATGGAAGTGGATATTTTGAAGATCGACGACCTGCATCGAATGCTGACCCCTATCAAGTATCCGGTTTAATATATAAAACGTGTTGTTTGGAATAATATACATAACTGACAACGAATATCGTATTGAATATAGTTTTTATTTATAAATATTTTGCCAAAACATTTATAAATATGACTGACACTATACGAGTTAATGATTTAATTTTCGCAGAGTTGTTCTTTTATTGGATAACTTTTTATTTATTTGACGTCGTTGTTTTGTTTTATATAAACGACCATATTTACTGCCTGCAGTCAATATACTTGGATTATGTATCATTGTATATACTATTAATGGAACTGCGTTGAATACTTTTTTATTATTTATCAATGATGTAATAATATTTATATTTATTCGGTCTAATGAAATACCTTTAATTGAATTTAATACTTTATTATACAATGTATTCATTTGACGCTTACCAATAACTGCTAAAAAAAATGTAGTTTGTCCTGCATTTGCTGCTACTAACGAATTAGGACCTAAATATGCTTTGACTATTCTTTCAAGTGTATCAATTGGTTGAAGTGTAAAGGTTTCCGCTATCTCTAGTATCGTATTATTTATATAGTCATTATCACGTAATGTTGTTAAAAAATAGTGTGCAAAATTTTGGCAGGTTCCTCCATCAAATAAACGATAATTAAAAAATGTATTATCATCTTTTGCGTCAGTTTGCGTTGAATTTATAAGCCAATTAAATGTTAGTGTATCTTCATCTTTTAGCAATTCGACATCATACTCTTCGAAACCATTTTTACTACTAAATTTTTGATATTCATCTTCTGTTATAACATATATATCAACTGCTGGATTTTTTTCGACAATAATAAGTGTATTATCTTCGAAAGTAACTAACAAAGCAACGTGATATAATTTATCTAAATTGTGTGATTCTAATTCTTTAGAAAATGATAAATTACTTGATGTGTTGTTATTATAAATGGTTCCCGTTATTTTATCTATTATATAAACAGCACTATCTACTAAATTAGATACATCCAAAAAATGTTTACAAATTTTAATACTTTTTATTTTTTTATTTCCTACGTGGAGTATTGTTTTATTGCTTTGAAAATCGTGAGATGAACCAGCCTTTATATGTGTCATCATAAATACTACTATAAAATTAAATATCGTCATGATCTGTACGGGAAATTGTTTTGAAACATTAAAAATTGCTGTATAATCGGCTAATGTTATTGTAGGATTAGTTACAAATGATTCAACTATCTTTGTAATAAATGATAAAAAATCTCCACCACTTTGTTTATTTACCTTATGCCTATTTCGGTGCGTTCTATTTTTTTTATTTACTTTTCTATTATTTCTATATGATGTATTGAATCCACCCTGCTTTGGTATTAACGATATATGAGCTATTATAATGGATGAACATAACGAAATTATATTCATTTTATTGTCTTTAATAATTGATTTAAAATTACTATAATTATCCATATAACTATCTAATAACCAATTTAAATATAATTCACATACAAATAAACGTGTTTGAGGACTATGTAAAACGGGTGTAATACTGTTACCATGTACAATGCCAAGTTGTGGTTGTGGTTGTTGTTGGGTTAGGATGGGACGATGTATCAAGGATAAGACTTCAGGTGTGAAGTGTGAGGTGTTAGGTTGGAGGTGTACAATCATAGGTGTTGACGGTGGTTGCGAATCCATTATATACGTTCTATTTATCTCTCGCATTTTTGTTAATATATTAGAAATTGTGTCATTATCCCGTAATTGTAAACCATAGTTTATTGACTCAGTCTTATTATACATATCTCGAGTTGGTTGTTCAGCTGTAATATCAGATTTGTATGATATAATTATATGCTTTGCTAAAAATAATAATGATATCAATAATATTTCAACAGGTTTGCTTCCTAACTCTAAAAGGGATATCATTATATATTATATAAATATTATTTATATAATATTTAGTAAATAAGTATATCAAAAGAGATTAATCCTTACAGCGTCAGACATATTTGTTGGTGCTTTAGCACATGTAAAAATCAAATTGTGAGATTTTAGGAATTCTATGCTTTATCAACACTTGTTGGTCGTAATACCGTGTTAAAACGATGTAAAGGTTATAACTGTTGAATGAAAAACTAATAGAAACCAATAAAATATAGTAAATATTTTATTGGTTAAAATATTATCGCGTGTCGATTATATAAGAATCTAAGAATATCATCCATTATATAATTA